CGAACGCGGTTCTGCTCTCTGCTCGGAGCAACCTGATGCGACTTTGCTTGTCCACTGACGAGACTGTCGTATGTTCGAAAGTCAAGAAGTTCTGCGAGTCATTCTCGGCTCGACTCTTTGACACGGAGCACCAGGCGGTGCCCCTCGAGGGCAACTTTGGTCGGTGGATTGACGCGCGTCTCGGGGAGAGCGCGTCGACCAAAGGTCGGAAGCGATGCCAGGGTCCGTGGCAGAATGCGTGTGAGCTCAGTGAGTCCCTCATGAAGATGAAAGGGTGCCTCGGCCACGCATCAGACTGGATGGTCTTCAATTCCAAGCGCGAGCATCGCGCGAAGGTCACAGAATCCCGTCCGGACGGTGAATTCGTGTTTCTCGCCAAGGAGGCGATCAGGCCCATCCTCGACGAGATACGGGCCGGTTTGGACTGGGAGGACATCCCCCTCTCTGCGCCTCCCAAGAGCACGGGATCGACCCAGGCCAAGCGTGCCTTGGGTGGGAAGGCCGGCGGACTCTACCGCTTCAGTCACGGCGTCCGGGAGACCAAGACTGCCCTGGCCAAGATTGCTTGGGAGAAGAAGATCCAGGATGGGGTCACCAAGTTTCCTCTTTCGCATTCTCGCGGCAGGGAAGGCCGTCGCCGGTTTGACCATCTTGGCGACGAGCGCATTGATGAGTCGTGTGAATGGGAGGACCCTGAGGTCTCGGTCCGTCCCGTTTTCACCTCCGACGGAGAAGTTCACCTGGAAAGGTCTCTCCGCTACCCACGCAGCGAGCTCGAGTGGGATGCCTTCGTGAAGGCGGAGGCCCGTGCCGACGTCTCCAGCGGCGTGAGTCGCAAAGTCTCGGCAACCGCCGTTCGGGAGGCCGGGGGCAAAATCCGGATGGTCACGTCTGGTTCCCAGGCCGGGGCCACCGTGGGCGGCATTTGGCAGCAGCGTGTTCTCCGCGAGATGAAGAAGCTCGAGTTCTTTCCTTCGATGTCACGCGTCATCTCCGGGGACCTGATCGATCGGGTCTTGGGGGCCGTCGGGGATCTGGCGGCTTCGTCGGACTTCACGGCCGCGACCGACCTTCTCGATCCTCGTCTGACGAACTGGATCCTGGCCTACCTCACCGAAGGCTACCCGTATTTCGACGTCGTCATGGATGACAACGCCGATAAGGTGATCGAGTACGGGGCCATCCCGCGGGTCTTCGAGAGGGAGCCCGTGAATGGTGTTCTCATCAGGGGCCGGTGGTTCCAGGAGGTCCAGAGGGGCGGGCTGGTCGTCAGGTTCCACGGGCGTGAGATCCGGCTCGCCAAGGAGTTCCCGCGTGCCATCAAACGCTGTGGTCAGCTGATGGGCCAGATAACCTCCTTCCCGCTCTTGTGTCTCGCGAATGCGGCCTGCACGCTGGCCGCCTATGCCCTCCATGGCGTCGGGCTGGAAGAGGCTCGCCACCGGTTCATCATCAACGGTGACGATCGGCTCGCCAGGAGCAGCCGGGCCATCGAGGACACCTTTTGGACCATCTCGGGGTCGATTGGGCTCAAGCGTTCGCCTGGGAAGAGCCACGAGAGCAACAAGTTCGCCGTGATCAATTCGCAAGCCTATGTCTTCCGTCGCGGGAACTGGTCGCGGATTCAGGTTTTGCGCGGATCTCTCTTCCACGGGATCATGAAGCTGGAAACCGATGAGTTCAAGCCTTCCCACGTCGTCACTGCACTCTTCGACCACATGCCCCGTAGGTCGATGGAGAAGGCAATACCGATCTGGCTTTCGATGTGGGGCCCTCAAATTGAGAGGGAGTGCGCGGGTCGCAATCTCTTCCTGCCTGTTGCCCTCAACGGGATGGGCCAGGACCCGCCGCCGGGCTGGAAATGGCACATCACTCGGAAGCAACAGCTCGTGGCCAGCCACCTCATCCTGACTCAGCCGCATGCCAGCTTCGACTACGGGCCGCAATGGCCGGCGCCTCGGCCATCGGGCGGAGTGGAGGCTCAGCCGTGGGACGTCCCGACCGCGTCGCCGGACGCCGGGTCGATTGAGGCCGAATTGGCGGTCTTCCAGTCACGCCTTGCCCGCCGAGTTGCCCATGTGATCCTCAAGCAGTCGCGCGAGGCCGTCTGTTGTGGACAAGTCCGCCACGCAGACTGTCCCTGCGGAAAGACCATCGAGGAGTGTGCGGAGGCGCGCCCGCGTGTCTTCCGACAACCGTGCGAATGCGGCGATTTCCGGGATCGCGCCTGGGAGGCGGCCCGGGACCGACCGGAGCCGGAGTGCCACCACAAGGCGACTTATTCGGTGCAATG